TCTAGGGAATGTTTTGGTTCCACGCTTTTTACGTTTGCCTCCATCAAACCCAGGTCCACTTGGCATACCAACTGGATTTACAAATTCAGGTCCAATCTTGTAGGACGTTACAGTAGGTCCCTCGACAACGGGATCAGAACCTCCGCCCTTTTTGAAATTAGGATCATCCTGCTTGATGATACGAATCTCTTTGTACGCAGACCCTGGTGTTGGATCAACAGGCATTATTATTCAAAATGGATGTAAATTATTTACGAACACCTTTCGGTTACTATTAAGATGTGGGACGAAGCTATTTCAACTTTCTTTAAGAACGGTGTTTCACGATTCTCCGAGGCTCAAGTTGAGCCCTTTGAAGACTTCCTTTACAACAAGATTCCTCTTGTCTTGCGATCTACTCCTCCGATTGTAGTATGGCATGAACAGGATGAAACAACTAAAAAATACAAGTATGAATTCCGTCTTTCGTTCGATAATGTCACCTACATGAAGCCTCGCATTCAAGAGGCTACAGGTCGATTGAAGCAAATGCTTCCGTACGAAGCACGGGTACGCAACTTTACATACGCTGCCCAAATGTTCGTAGATATCAAGTTTACCGCTCGATCATACAGTGGTCCGACATTATCTGAGATCACTGAACAGAGTAAGACATTTGAAGGGTTCTCGATGGGACGTATTCCGATTATGCTTGGCTCTTCGCTTTGCGTTCTCAAAGATTACAATGTTCCTGTTTCTGAACTTGGAGAATGTACTGGAGATCCGTTTGGTTACTTTATCATTCACGGTAGTGAGCGTATCATTCTCTCACAAGAGAAGGTCGCTGATAATCGAAGCATGGTATTCATGAACAAGAAATCCACATCCAAGTTCACTCATTCCGTTGAGATGAAGTCTCTACATGAGTCTTTCACCATGCCTCCCAAAAAGGTAGAGATTCGTATCAGCTCCAAGTTTAATGGTCTTGGTTATCCTTTGCATGTTTGTATTCCTCGTTTCCGAGAAGATATTCCATTGATGGTGTTCTTCCGTTCACTGGGTGTTACATCTGACCAAGATGTCTACGATCTGATTGGAGATGATGCAGATGAATATCTTGCACCATCATTCAAGGAGGCAGCCGATATCAACATCTTTACGCAGGAGGATGCTATCGAGTACTTGACTCATCATCTTCAGTACCCTTCTACCAACGAAGATAAGCATGCGCACATTCGAGGTCTACTTCAATCAGAGTTCCTTCCGCATGTAAATCTTGCTCAAGAATCTCTTCCGGTAAATGTTATTAATTCTCGAAAGGTTCTTATCTTAATCGAGATGATGAAGAAGCTGATTGCAACTGCTCGCAAGCGTACTCAACTCGATGATCGTGATGCGTATCCCAATAAGAGGGTTGTAACGACAGGTGCACTTTTGACTCACTTGTTTCGACAACTGTTTCAGAAGGTATGCAAGGATATTCGTAGCAAGTTGGTACACGAGATCAACAATGACAACTGGAAGAGAGCAGGTAAACCTCTGGATGCTCTATCCATCTCAAATCTGTACAAGATTTTGAAGGTATCCTCTATTGAGGGAAAGATGAAGCAAGCTCTTGCAACCGGAAACTTTACAGTACAAGGTCTTGGTACATCGAATTCAACTGCACTCTCAAACGCCACTAAATCAGGAGTTTCTCAAGTCCTAAACAGATTGTCGTACGTTGCAACTCTCTCACATGTACGACGTATTCAGACGCCTGTTGAAAAGTCTGGTAAGCTTCTGGCTCCTCGTAAGCTTCATGGTACGTCTTGGGGATTTGTATGCCCTGTTGAGACTCCAGAGGGTCATTCAGTTGGTATTGTGAAAACGATGAGTTTGATGACAACTGTTTCCAGCCATACTCCTTCATTTGTAGTTCTCGAGATCTTGAGGACAATGCCATCTATTCGATGGGTCGATAACATTCGATCAACTGGAGAGGTTGCGCTTGTAGTCAATGGTGTGATTGTTGCACATACAGATGCACCTACTGAAGTCCATAAGACATTGAGGAATGCAAAGACCAGTTGCAAGATTCATCCTCATATTTCAATTGCATGGAATGTCATTGGAAAGGCGATCATTATTGAGACTGATGCTGGTAGACTTGTTCGACCTGTATTCCGTGTTGAAAATGGTAAGCTTCTGACTCCTCCTGAAAAGATGAACGATTGGAATGCATGGATCTCTTCTTGTGTGGAGTACATCGACCCTTCAGAGTCTGATGTCATGCGAATTGCAATGCTTCCAGATGAGATTAATGCACATCACACTCATTGTGAGATTCATCCTCAGATGATTCTTGGACATATGGCATCCACGATTCCGCTGTCTGATCACAATCAATCACCTAGAAATACCTATCAGTCTGCAATGGGTAAACAGGCAATGTCAGTCTATGCCACAAACCATCATAAGAGACTTGATAAGAATGCATATGTGATCTGTTCTCCTCAGCGTCCTCTTGTTGAAACAAGAATCACACGTATTCTTGGAATGCCAAAGATGCCGTTTGGTGAGAATGCAATCGTAGCTATTGCATGCTATTCTGGTTACAATCAAGAGGATTCTATCATCATGAACAGAGACTCTATTAAGCGTGGATTTATGAGGGGTATGTACTATTCCGTGTACAAGGATGAAGAGCACCGAAACGTTGCTTCTGGAAGGGAAGAGCGATTTGCAAAGCCTCGTCAAGAAACAACTCGAGGATACAAGAATACATCGTATCATGCTATCCAAGAGAATGGCATTCCCATGAAGAATGCAATCATTCAAGAGAACGATGTGATTATCGGCAAAGTTGTAAATCTTCGAAATGATCCTCATGGATTTCAGTTCAAAGATCTTTCAACGACTCACAAGAGTGCTGAACCTTGCAGAGTAGACAGTGTGTGGCAAGATAAGAATTCTGACGGATATCCATTTGTGAAGGTCAGAGTTGCATCTGAGCGTGTTTCAACGATAGGCGACAAGCACTCATCTAGACACGGTCAGAAGGGTACTGTAGGTATGATTCTGGATGAATGTGATATGCCATTCACATCCAGCGGTCTTCGTCCCGACCTTATTATGAATCCACATGCTGTACCTTCTCGAATGACGATTGCCCAACTACTCGAAACTATGTACAGCCGTATTGGAACACGTCGAGGTACGATCGGTGACGGTACTCCTTATTCGCATATTAAGATTGAGGATTTGAAGGATCATTTGATTGACCTTGGTCTCCATCCTTACGGAAATGAGATCATGTACAACGGAATGACTGGAGAAATGATGGAAGTAGAAATCTTTATTGGTTCGACATTCTATCAGAGACTGAAGCATATGGTTTTGGATAAGCAGCATTCGAGAGCTCGAGGACCTATTGTATCACTCACTCGCCAACCATGTGAAGGTCGAGCACGTGACGGTGGTCTTCGTGTAGGTGAGATGGAAAGAGATTGCATGTTGGCTCATGGAGCATCCATCTTTACAAAGGAAAGACTGATGGATGTTTCAGATCCTTTTGAGACAGGTATCTGTAAGAATTGTGGTGCATTTGCGACCACGAATGAGATTGATAGTTTGTACGAATGCAATTCTTGTGGTTCAAAGGTGGGTTTCGTAGAAAAGACGATTCCGTATGCCGCTAAGCTGTGGCTACAGGAACTTGAGGCAATGCATATTTCTCCGAGAATGATGATCGAGAAGGAATAGATGTAGAAAGAGACTCGTAGTTTGAGGCGATATAAAACACATTCTTAAAGCCAAACGATTTCAATAGATTTGCTGCATGTTTTGCGCGCTGACCTGTATTACAATAAAAAACAATAACATCCTCTTTTTTTAGTTCATGTTTGCGCAAAGTGGTCTCAGAAACTGTCTGAAAAGGAATGTGTTTTGCATCTGTAAAGTGCCCCTGAGACCATTCTGCGTCACTCCGAACATCAATAACCGCAGAGATGCTACCTTTGTCTAAAAAACGTCGAACCTTGCTTGCAGACAATATTTGTGCTTTTGATATTGAGCAAACCTTTCCAGGTACATACAACGAATAACTTTCTGCACCACTACAAGAATACGATAATGAATACATGAGTGTATTCCTTATCAAAACGAAAAGACATTTTATGGGAGGGAGAGGAGACTATACACAAATGTTTCTTGAAGTAGTATGTGGTCCTATGTTCAGTGGCAAGTCAAGTTATATTTACACTATAGTCAACCGATATGCGTCTATCGGAATCCAAACACTCGTTATCAAACCAGCCAGCGACGTACGATACTCCGACAAGCCTGAGGTTGTAACGCACGATGGTGTCAAATTTAGTTGTTATTCAACTGTTGGACATCTCATGAATATTCCACATGACGTGACAACTGCTCCTAAAGTCATTATAATCGAAGAGGCACAGTTCTTCGATGATCTGCTTGTATTTGCACGGTCAATGGTTGAATCATTCGGTAAGATTGTAGTCGTTGTTGGTCTCGACGGCGATTCAAATAGAAAGCCGTTTGGTCAAGTTTTGGACTGTATCCCAATTGCAGATAAGGTTACTCGTTTGACTGCTATGTGTGCAGGTTGTGCGGATGGAACTCCTGCACTCTTTAGTTTCCGCAAAGCTGATAAACGAGGTCAAGTGCTTGTTGGAGGTGCTGAAAGTTATGCACCTTACTGTCGATTGTGTTATCTTAGAGAGTCCTTGTTAAGCGAATAGAAATGATACCATTCGCTCCATCACCTGCACTTGAAAGATTATAAATTCCTCCACCACCTGCACCATAAAAAGTAGCATTGCAGGCATTTGAAAATCCATGTCCTCCGCCGTAACCTCCACCACCGCCTCCTCTATTTTTGTTTGATGGACCTCCGAATCCAGCTCCGAACCCTCCTCCATATCCTGCGATACCTCCAGATCCAGATGTGCCTGAAAGCCCAGATACATTTGTTCCTGAACCACCAGACCCATTCAGTACCAATCCCCAGCCACCACCGCCTCCGAATGAACCGCTTCCTCCATTGCCACCATTGGTCGTTCCACTTATTCCAGCGATAGCACCTCTTGAAAGAATAGCTGGATTTAAACCGTAAGACAAGACCGTATCTCCTCCATTCGATCCAAGAATCATTGTACCTGATGAATTGAAATACGCTCCACTTCCTCCTTGACCTATTCGAAGAGTTAGTATATCGTTACCTCGTACGTTCGGAATAGTACCTGATGTAAAACCACTTCCACCGCCTCCACCACCTCCACCATTTATATTTCCAATACCTCCACCACCACCACCTCCAACGATACTATAATCTAAATTGTAGATGTATTGCGGAAACGTGGGCACATTATATATCGATGGTGTACCGTAAGGTAATGTTATATCGATAGAAGGCTCTTTTTCTGATATTCTACGTATTGAATTATTGAGATTATCTACAACATAAATATCGTTTGAAGAGTATAAAATTTTAAACGGAAATCCAAATTTAGATGAGGTTGCAAGACCATCTGTAAACCCTTCTGAACCGCCTGCAATAATAGGTGCTGTTTGATTTACAATCTTTTTGACTGCGAAATCTCCCTGAGTTGCAACAAATATATTTCCAAGTACATCCGTTGTAATTCCTGCAGGCTCATTTAGATCTCCAGTTACAGTTGTTACAACGTTATTTGAAATTGTGCGTATTGTGCTTGTGCCGATATCTGTAATAAAAAATGCACTCGTTCGTTCATTGAACGTGATCGAAACAGGATATGCGAATGTAGCAGATGTTCGGTAACCGTCAGTACTTGAATATACACCTGTTCCTGCAAATGTGGATACAATTCCACCCGAAGTACATACTCGAATTCTATTATTTGAAATATCTGTGATATACACGTTACTTTGAGGATCTAGAGCCAGATCAAAAGGCATATCAAACGAAGCAGCAGCACCTGTTCCATCATTTGAACCAACAGACCCAGATCCTGCAAGTGTAGAGACTACGCCGTTTTCTATTTTTCGAATAACATTGTTTCCCATATCTGCAACATAAATGATGCCGTTTCCATCAATAGCAACACCTGTAGGATTATAAAAGTGTGCGTTGGATACACTACCATTTACTAGTCCTGATACACCTGTACCTGCAACGGTTGTAACCACACCTGTTGGTGATACTTTACGGATAAGATTGTTTCCAGTATCTGCAACATAAAAGTATCCATTCGAATCTACAGCTAATCCACATGGGAATGCAAATGTAGCCAAGTTTGCAGGACCATCATCACGTCCTGCATCACCTGTACCACACCATGTGAACAAATACAGATAGGGATCATGTTCTGTATCGAAAGGTACACAGTTTCTATCAATTAAGTTTGCACCCCAAGCCCAGTATTCACGTGCATTAAAGCGAATTTGTTTCGCCTGTTTGGAAGAGTTCGGTATTGGGATCACACATATGGGTTTTTGTTGACGTGATGGAGGTAGTACTGGATATGGTCTACTCATTACATTTACTTGTGAAACGGATTTTAGAAGTTTCTACAAATAGTGAACAACAATGTGGAAAGATATAACAGGGTTTGAAGGTCGTTACGAAATAAGTGAACATGGGATTGTAAGAAATAAATGTAAGTTGAATGTCCTTACTCCAAAACTAAATAAATATGGATATCATGAGATTGGACTGAGAAGACTGAATGATAGAAAGAAGTATTGGTTTCGGATACACAGATTAGTCTTTGAGCACTATTCTTCAATCATAAATCTTGATTATCAAATTGATCATATCGATAATAATAAACTAAACAATCATATCAGTAACCTTCGCATGGTAACATCCATTGAAAATAATTTGAACCGAAAACTAACTTCATGGAAAACAAATAAAACAGGGGAACTGTATATTACTAAATACAAAAATGGGTATATGATTCGAATTAATCGTAGTGATTATAAGAAACAACAATATTTTAAAGACTTAGCTTCTGCAATATTACAGAGAGATATTTTCTTAAGCGAAATTTGCGCGTCCGTAAAGTGAGTGCTCGCCTCGCATTTTTTTCTCTCTTCTTAACACAAAACAAAATGGGTGGTAAACAGCATTAACTGCCACCAAGAGTCATACTAAAAGGTATGGCTAGTTCAGTGATACATTGGAGCAACACTGTCAAATTGCAGGGAAGTCCTGTTAGGTTACAACTACCACCTGACCAATCGAAAGGTTGTCATGGAACCATAGGGAAACTTATGGGCAAGGTAAAAATGTTGTAAATAGGGATTATCCGCAGCCAAGTCCTTCATCGAAAGATATGGATGCAGTTCAGAGACTAAATGTCAGTGGACCGAAAGGTTTAAGATATAGTCCACCCCCCTCGAAAGAGGTGTTTCAAAGAGGAAATATAGATTGTTATCACTCAGTCTATATGGAGAGCTTTGAAATACGTATTATACGTAGGAATTATTGGGTTTAATGCAACTTGTCAGCTACGGTGCTCAGGATATCTACATCTCTGGTTCCCCCCAGATTACTTTCTGGAAGGTTCTCTACAAGAGGCACACCAACTTCGCTATGGAGGCGATTGAGGTCACCTTCAACGGACAGGCTGACTTCGGACGACGTGTCACTGCCGTCATCTCCCGTAACGCCGACTTGATGTACCGCACGTACATTCAGGTCACTCTTCCCCAGATCTCCCTCTCTGTTGCCGGAGATCGTTTCAGGTGGCTCAACTACGTTGGTCACCGCCTCATCAAGCAGGTCGAGATCGAGATCGGTGGGTCTCGCATTGACAGGCAGTACGGTGACTGGATGCAGATCTGGACCCAGCTTACCCAGCCCGTCGGCACCCAGACCTCCTTCGATGAGATGGTCGGTAACTCCGCTGACCTCGTCCTCCTCAAGTCTTCCGCCGGTATTGCTCTTGATGCCACTTGCGCTGCCTCTGAGCTCACCAACAGCTGCATGCCCCGCGCTGGCTGCCCCATGAAGACTCTCTACATCCCTCTTCAGTTCTGGTACTGCCGCAACCCTGGTCTTGCCATTCCCCTCATCGCCCTCCAGTACCACGAGGTTCGCATTAATGTCGAGTTCGAGCAGAACTACAACTGCTGCTACGGCGACAATGCGTACGTCCCCGCTGCTTCTGTCAAGGGAATCAACTCTGCCTCTGGAACTATCTCCAACCTCGGCAACGGTGTTACCGCCATCTCTCAGCTCCAGCTCGTCGCTGCTTCCCTCTACGTCGACTATGTCTACCTTGACACTGAGGAGCGCAGGCGATTTGCCCAGCAGAGCCACGAGTACCTCATCGACCAGGTCCAATTCACTGGTGATGAGACCGTCACTGCTTCTTCCAACAAGATCCAGATGAACTTTAACCACCCCGTCAAGGAACTCATCTGGGTTGTCCAGCGTGACTCCTTCGTTGACTGCAACTCTCCCCCTGTCCCTTGGATCCAGGAGGCTGCGGGTCAACAGCCCTTCAACTACTCCGATGACTGGAGCACTGAGGGTATCGTCATGAACGTCCTCGGTAACGGTGTCCTTGCTACCAACGGTGCCACTGATGGTTCTGGAATGGTTGCTCTTAACAACTTCAATGTTCTTACATCTGGTGGTGGTGCCGCTACTGGCTCTGGTATCTACATGCCCACCAAAGGTTTTGGTCTTGGCGCCTCTTCCAACCCTGGTCTCTCCACTGGCTCTGGTATCTACACCACCAACGACTTCGCCGATGATGACCGCATCTTCGAGGGTACCACCAACTACCTCCTCGCCAAGGTCATCCTTGCCTCTGGCGTCAAGTGCGAGGGCAAGAACCCTGTTGAGGTCGCCAAGATCCAGCTCAACGGTCAGGACCGATTCTCTGAGCGTGAGGGACCTTACTTCGACAAGGTCCAGCCTTGGCAGCACCACACTCGTACCCCCACGGTTGGTATCAACGTCTACTCCTTCGCGCTCAAGCCCGAGGAGCACCAGCCCAGCGGTACTTGCAACTTCTCTCGTATTGACAAGGCTACTCTCAACCTTACCCTCTCTGTCAACACGGTCAAGAACCAGAACACTGCCAAGGTCAGGATCTACGCTGTTAACTACAACGTGCTCCGTGTCATGAGCGGTATGGGTGGACTTGCCTACTCCAACTAAGCAGCTTAATAGGCTATTAGTGGTCTTAATAAAAATTAAATAATAAATAGGACCCGTAAGGGTTCAATATAAGTCATACTATTATGATTCATATTGAAATCAGATCACGTAATCTTACACCATAGTTAACACACAATCACAAATATACGGAACATTTTTTAGGTCTAGATCAGGAAATGACGGAAGCATAATATACGTTTTTTCAGTATTCAATCTTGGTCCTTCCATATCACTCAAATGAGCATGTACTCGAATATCATAAAAGAAAGGTCGAATATCAATTCCTTTTTCTTTCATGAACTCTTCAACTTCTTCATACGGTTTTGAAACAGCACAGATAAACATCCAATTCGATTTTTCTGTTCCTTCTTCTGTTTTCGGAATACCAACATGTGTAGATCCTAAAATATGTTCATATATTTTAAAAATAGTTTGTTTATCTCTTAAAATTTCATCTTTATGAATGAGTTGATCGTACAATAGCGCTGCTTGAATATTTGTCATACGATAATTGTATCCTAGTTCTTTGTATATGTACTTTTTACCTGATAATCCATGATTGATCGTGCAGTATACAAAATCGTATACATCCTTATCATGTGTAAAGAATGCACCACCTTCTCCACACATAATCGTTTTATTGGCAAAGAACGATACTGCCGAACATAAAGATGCTTCTGACATTCCAGAATAGATTCCTTCATACTTTCCAAATAATCCTTCACAATTGTCTTCAATAAAAACCAGATCAGGTCGAATGCGCTTCAAACGAGGAACATTCACAATATTTCCCACATTATGAACGATCATGACTGCTGAATTTGGTTGCAACGAACGAATATAGTCTTCATCTGTTCTCATATTGAGTGTAATAGGATCCATATCAAGTAGAAGCATATCCTCTTTTTTGAATTCGTATAATACTGTATTCCATACAGCTACAAATACGTTATTCGGAACATAAATTCTCTCAACATGAGGATGTTTAAATTTCAGAGCTTTGATAAGCATATGTGTAGCCGATGTACCATTGTTCATCAGCACTACATACGGGATATTAAACGTTTTCTTCAGTAGATCAGTTGTCTTTTGAATAAATTCTCCCTGAGAACTTACCCACCCACTTTCAATCGCCTTTGTAACAGATTCCTTATAAATACGAGGCGTATATATAGGAATCATTTAAAGTATAATGCCATTATTAAGTTTAAATGTTTACCGTAGTCACTCAAAATATTGAACGATTGCGTCCATTCAGTCAACTTGAACATCCATCAACATTTCGATATTTTAAGACTCGTGTACTTGAAGATGCAATCAAAACTCATGTGTATTCAATTTTATACACTAATAATGGAGAAGATGTGGGGTATGGACATATCGACAAAGAAGGCGATCGTCACTATATTGGTTTGTGCGTTATGCCTTCCCATCAAGGGAAAGGTATCGGTAAACAGATACTAGAAATGTTATTGAAAGAATCAACAACAGATTTGTATCTGACTGTTGACGATGATAATCTTCGAGCAATTTCACTCTATACCAAGTATGGATTCACACGACTTGACGGAAGATTATACATTCGTAGAAAACCACTTATGTTGGAAGTCTCTGTAGGTGAAGGATTAGATAAACTTACAATTTTAGATATCAAACTTGATAAGATTTCAAATGAAGAAAAACGTTCGGCATGCAAGAAAGAGTATGACGCAATCTATCCAGTATTAAAACCTGCACTTGATAAATGTCAATTTTTATATGATTGTCTAAAGTATATTAATCTTCAGATCTGGAATCTACAAGATGATGTACGCGACAATAAAAAAGAAATTCCTAATCTGTTAAACATTATTCTTGAGTTGAATGATATGCGTTTTCGTTTGAAAAAGCGTATTAATCAAAGAGTATCATCTTCCTTACATGAGCAAAAAGGCTATGCAGATCGTGTGGGTATATTTGT